GGCATTTTTTGACTATGCTGGAACGCTTTGCTTAATCGGCAATCCAGGTCACGTTCCTAACGGTTATTTCTATGACACCACAAAGTCAGAACATTGGACCAATCACGCATGGACCATGTTTGAAAACCCACATTTAACAAAGAAGTCTGGCAAGACGACAGAAGAACTTGTCATGGCTGACTGCAAGCGCATGGGCGTGACCATTGACCACCCAAAGATTCAGCGTGAGTGCTTTGGCAAGTGGGCAGTAGACACAGACAGCCTGATATTTAAGTACGACCCATTAATAAACCACTTCGACAACATACCGACGACACGGGGCCAGTGGTCCTACGTTATCGGGGTTGACGTGGGGCATGATGATGCCGATGCAATAGCGGTGATTGGTTGGAATGAATATGACACACGCGCCTATCTGATTGAGGAGATAATCAAAACCAAGCAAGGCGTGACTGAACTTGCAGATGCCCTAGATGCGCTTGTGTTGACCTATAAGCCACTCAAGATTGTCATGGACACCGGTGGCCTAGGGAAGAAGATTGCGGCCGAGATAACCAGACGCAGGGCCATTGCTGTTGCGCCGGCCGAGAAGTCACGCAAGATGGAATTTATTGAGTTACTGAACGATGCCATGCGTACAGCCAGATTCTTTGCCAAAAAGACTTCGGCGTTTGCTCAAGACTGTTTCTTGGTTGAACGCGACGATGACAAGACCACAGTGGATAAGATTGTTGTCAGCGACAGATATCACTCAGACATTGGTGACGCCGTGCTTTACGCCTTCCGCGAATCACTCCATTGGTTATCTGAACCCGAAGACAAGCATGTTCCACATGGAACACCTGAATGGCGCGTTAGAGAAGAACGCGAAATGGAAGAAGCTGCTGAAGCCATGCTTGATCAACAAAATCAAGATGACAATTGGGACGTTTTTAGTAATGATTAGTTAACACTGTTATGAAACCTCAAGAATTGAAGCAAATACTTAAAATAGCGCAGTCTTTTAACCTGAAATCACTCAAAGTTGATGGGTTTGAGATTGTTTTTGATGAAAAACCACAAGCAGATAAGTCACCAAAAGTGGGGGGTATACCCAAAATGGAACCACCAAAGCAAAACAGTCAAGAATTATTAGATGCGTTTGATGGCGGGATGCCTTCTGATTCTGACATGCTTTTTTACTCTGCTGACCTAACTGACACGCCCAAGGACGGGGCGACATAATGCAAAACATTGACTACAAAAGCTTTGGACCCAATGGCGATGGCAGCACCGATCAAAACTTTGATAAGCGCTGGTGGCTTGCAAACAAAACTGACCGCGCTGACTCGCTTGCAAAAGTAGTCACCACTCTCGGCACCTATGACTCTGTTAGACAAGCGCAATACCAGACCAGCACACGCCTCTATGGCAACACAGCCCTGTTCGGAGTCAATGCATTCAACTATGCAAAAGGTTCAACTAACGCACAGACGATTAAAAAAGAACGCGTCACATACAATGTGGTGCAGTCATGCGGTGACACCATCACAGCAAAGATTGCAAAGAACAGACCCAAGCCCCTGTTTTTAACTTCAGGTGGTAACGTCAAGCAACAGCGCAAAGCCAAGAAGCTAGACAAGTTCATCGATGGCGTTTTCTATGAGAACAACGCATACAAGCTTGGCACCTCAGTATTCCGTGACGGGTTTATCCTTGGTGATGGGCTTATTCATGTGTTCAAGTATTACGACCGAGTTAAAATGGAACGGGCACTTGCAACAGAGCTCTATGTTGACCCAGTTGAATCCTTTTATGGTGAACCCAGACAGCTGCACAGAATTAAGAACATAGACCGCTCCGTTCTCATTGACATGTTCCCTGAAAAAAAAGCAGCCATCCTTAGAGCCGATGGCGCAAAAACTGACTTAACCGGTCAAGCCATGAACATCTCTGATCAAGTAACAGTGGGTGAGTCATGGCATCTTCCATCAGGACCAGATGCAACAGATGGTATGCACGTCATCTGGCTAACTGGTGCTACTCTCTTTGAAGAAGCATACACCAAGCAATATTTCCCTTTTGCTAGGTTCCAGTGGTGTCCGCGTCAGTACGGCTTCTGGTCACAAGGTGGCGCTGAACAGATTCAGAACATCCAGCTAGAAATTAACAAACTCCTATGGGTCATCCAGCGTTCTATGCATCTTGCTGGCACCTTCAAAGTCTGGATGAAAACTGGAACTAAGATCCCTAAAGAACACCTGAACAATGACATTGGTGCCATCCTAGTTGGAGAAGAAGCCCCAGAATACTTAGTACCACCCATTGTAGCCCCTGAGATTTACAACCACTTAACCACTCTTAAGGCTCAAGCCTATGAGCAAATAGGTGTATCCCAACTCTCCGCAAACTCACAAAAGCCATCAGGCTTAAACTCCGGCAAAGCTCTTAGAGAGTTCAATGACATCGAGTCAGACAGATTCATGACTGTTGGACAGGCTTATGAACGTCTATTTCTTGACGCAGCAAAGATTGCAATTGATGTGGCAAAAGAGATTTATGAAGAGGTTGGTGAGTACAGCGTTAAGGTTCCAGGAAAGAAGTTCATTGAAACCATTGACTGGGAAGATGTGAACCTTCATGAAGATTCTTATGTCATGAAGATATTCCCCGTATCCTCGCTCCCGCAAGACCCAGCTGGCAGACTTCAAACGGTTCAAGAGTATGCGCAAGCTGGCTTCATTGACCCAATGACTGCCCGCAAGCTACTTGACTTCCCTGACCTTGAACAAGTTGAGTCACTAGCGAATGCGCAAGAAGATTGGATCTGTAAAACGCTTGATCTAATCATGGACGATGGTGAATACAACCCACCTGAACCAGAAATGAACCTGCAGCAAGCACAAATGATGGTCCTTCAGTACATCGCGCAAGGCAGCGTTAACAACCTAGACCCAGAAAAGCTTGAGCTACTCAGAAACTTCAAAGCACAAGTAGAGATTCTTATTCAGAAGGCTATGCCACCAGCACCATTACCTAGTGCAGGGGGTGCGGCCGCTGTTCCACTTGCACCGCCTCAAAGTGATCTATTACCCAACATGCCTCAATCAGCATAACCACAAAGGAAACACACATGGACCTCAGTCAGTTTAAAGTCGAAAACACGTCCCTAGCAGAAGAAGCACTTAAGGCATCAGACATTGCCACACCAGAAGCACCAGAAACCCCCACAGATGCACCAACAGAAGTGGTGGCACCAGAGGTAGCAGAGAAGCAGCAGAGCATGTCTAACCTCATTGCAGCTGCTGCAAAAGAGAAGAAGCGTTTCTTAGATGCACAGCGCATGTATCAGCAAGAGAAGCAGTCTCGTGAACAGCTTGAAGCACGCATCAAGGAACTAGAATCAAAGTATGCAAAGCCAGGTTCACCTGAAGAAGCACTTGGGCGCTATGGGTTCAGCTACGATGACTTGGTTAGTTACAAGATGAATGACAACAGACCCACCGCTGACATGGAAGTTAAGACTGTGCGCAGTGAGTTAGAAGAGTTTAAGAAGTCATTCATGCAAGAAAAGGAAGCCTTTCAAAAGCAACAGCAAGACAATGCCCGTCAGCAAGCTGAGACAATCACAGCAAACTTTAAGAGTGAGATTAAGGACACAGTCTCTGGTGACCTAGATAAGTATGAGCTCATTAACCTAAACCTAGAACCCGAAGAAGCAGCTGACCTGATCTACAGCACCATTGAACAGCATTATCAAAAGACTAAGCGTGTCCTTCAGGTTGCTGAAGCAGCAGAGCTGGTTGAAAAGCACTTTGAAGATAGGGCTGGCAAACTGTTCACTGCCAAGAAACTGGCGTCTAAGTTTAATCCACAGCCCACAGCAAAGCCTGCACCAACTAGCTCAAAGACACTCTCCAACTCTATTTCATCTAGCGCATCAAGCATGTTGCCAGCGAAAACAGAGACTGTCATCGTTCCCGGCGACACGACGGAAACGACCATCGAGCGAGACTATTCAATCGGGGAGATCACGGTCGAATGAGTGTTATTCGAATCATATTCT